TGTGCTCAACGACACCACGGCGGCCAGGCTCGGAATGGCCAGCAGCTCGTCCAACTGCATGTAGTCCCGGTCATCACCGGCAACTTGGGGGCTGGTGGCCGTGTACTTCGCCGTCTCAAACTGCAAGCGCTGTGCCAAAGACAGCCCCTGCGCACTCGAGCTTCCGGGCGTAAAATGGAGAGCAGTGCTGGATGGGGCTGCGACGTCAGTGGGCTTCTGAAAGCCAAACATGCTGGCCACACCGCCAGCCACCTTGCCCAGGAGCTTGGAACCAGTCACTTTCGCCGCGACGCCCTCAACGCCCCCTGACAACACGTCCACTCCACTCTTCACAGCATCAATTGCTTCCCCAACGATGCCGCCAGTCCCTCGTCCAGACTCGGGCACGCCCACCACCACGGGTTCCCCTCCTGACACTTCTGGAATGCCAGGCAAGGCAATGCGCGGTTCCACAAACTGCGCGCGCACAACGACCGAGGCATCCTGCGCAGTGCCCACGTTTGACGTGACAAGTGGCAACAACAAGCGAGCACGCAACCGCAACATGCCATTTGCCAAGCCTACACGGCCGGAGTAGAATTCTGCCAGGTCAAACCAGGGAAACACATGCGTGAAGGGGATGGTCATGTAACAGCTGCTGCTTCCGCACAGGTCAATCTCCTCAAACGGGTATGTGGTGAGATTCTGAGCTGAACCCATAGGCGCCTCGTCGTTCCAATTGAGTGGCTTCCACGCGGCGATGGCAATGCCGCGATTGAAGGCTGTCGAATTGATGTTGAACACCACGCGCAAAGCAGAGGCTTGAAACAACCTCATTGTCTCGAGTGTTGGGCGCAGCGCGTCACTGTTGAACATCAGTGTGTATGGGTTGATGTCCAGGAGCCCGTCGTCAGCAACGTTTGACGATGCAACGTTGAACTCCCCAATCGTCACAAGTCGGTCGAGCATACCAGGCACCTGAACAGCTGGGGCCTCGTTATCGCCAATGTAAGGGATCTCAGGCTGCACGTCTTCACTTGGATGCACGACGGTTGTGTGAAAACCGATCTGCTGGTTCTGGTGAGTCGTGCGCGCATCAACCGCACCCGTCTCAGTCTGATCGCCTTGACCTCCAATCTCAGTGTGCTCGGTCGTGCGTGCTTGAGTTGACTGCATTGGCACACCACCAACAGACACCGCACTGGGTTCGTCACCCACGTGGGGCACTCCTTCCAGCACCTCCATTGCGCTGGTCTCGCCGCTCTCCGGGCGGCCATCCACTCCTTCACCGCTCACGCGATGGGCATGAGCATCAACGAGCTCGCTCAAAGCGCGCCCGGCAAGCTTGTGGCGCGATTGCACCACACAGTGTGGAATTGAGTTGTGATCAGGAATCGCAACGCCCCAAGTTGGGGTGGGGAGGGAGCCTTCGCCGGTAAACAACAGCGGGTCGCTGCCCTCGTGCCGCAATGCGACAAAACCCTCATAGCCTCGAACGTCAAAGTGGAAACCTGGTATGGTCTCGCACGCTCGGGCCAGGTCCATGGCGTAATGCTCAAAGGCGTCACGCCCATGGTGGCTCAGTTCCAAAAGAGTCGCCCTAACGGACTGCTCCAGGTTGAGAAAATTGAAATCCCCACGCTGCCAACGCGGGATCTCCAGCACTCTTTCAAGCGCAAGGGGTGCATCAACACGTCCCTCGCGCTCAACAAAGCGCCGGCCAAGAAACTCAACCTCTTCCAGCTCCAACGTCCGGAAAGTGCCTTTGTCAGCTGCGGTATACGTCATACCAAACAGCTCTCGAATGATGCCTGGCAAAGCCAGCGCATCAAAACGTTCATCTGGCACATGAACGATGTTGTCGTCACCATAAACCTTGATGAAGACAGACGCTGGGTCCATGTCAATGCCCTGTCGTTCGCAAGCCGTCGTCACGGCCACGCTCAACACAGCATAATTCACAAACGAATTGTGAATGGTCGTGAGGGGGTTCCCAGACGGGTTCGCGCCACACGTGAACCACGTGACGCACCCCCGGGCGTACTGCGCGTACACGACGTCGTACGCCGCACAGCGGCGCTTGTCCGTCATCCCCCCACTCAACGCTGCCAGTGCGTGGACACTTGCCCACGCAACTCCCTCAGGCATGCTCTGGTCGAACCGGGAAAAGTCACCACAAAACAACACGCCACGTGGCCGCGCTTTGAGCTCAGCGTACAACTCGCCCCAAGCTGGCCCATGTGGGTTGATCCCAACGGCAACTGGTCCTCGACCACGCAGCGCCTCGACACGTGACACACCCAGGCCAAACTGTGCCCGCAGCACAAGGGAAGTCACGAGCGAGCATGCAGAAAAGATGCGTGTCTTACCAGCTTCCACGCGTTCAAG